AGTTTGAAGGCGCGATAATGAAAGCGATGGGCGTGGTTGCAGGAGTTGCGGATATGATGTACCTGTCGGATGCTGGACTTATCGCACTGGAATTTAAAACACCAACAGGCAGGCAGTCACCTGCTCAAAAGGAATGGCAGGCTGTCATTGAAGCGGCAGGCTATCGATACTACATCATCCGAAGTTTTGAGCAATTTAAAGAAACCCTAAACATATGAAAACACCAACCTTTATCACTGAAATTGCCAATCGCATCATCCGAACCACAAAGGAATTTTGCGACCTGATGAACATTCAACTGAGCGGAGTATGACCCAAGACTATATTTTCATCCAACTGACCAACCGCATCGAGCGGGCAACGGGCGTAACTATCGACCAGATTCGCAGCCGCAGCAAGAAGGCGCACATCGTTGCGGCGCGGCACGCGCTGTGCTGGTACCTACGTATGTACCACGGCAATATGTTCACGCTTGAGTACATCGGCAAGTTAATCAACCGCCACCATACAAGCGTGAGCGTCGCGGTGCAAGTTGCGAGCTGGGCAATCGCCAACAAAGAGCAGCGGATAAAATTCATATTGAATTTAGATTCGCTTGTGTATATTTGCCCACAATGTGGAAGCAAGCACCATCATACACCAGCTGTACAATGACGGAGTATTCCGACAGGTGGCAAGGCAAATCGCAACAAGCGAGTATGCCGCTGACCTTGAACACGAATTGGTGTTGTACTGCTACGACAGACCCGAGCGTGTTGAACAGCTACACGCAGCTGGTGCCCTCACCTTCTACATCGTGCGCGCCGCTATCAACCTATTCCGCGGCAAGACGTCACCATTCCAGCGGAAGTATCGACACAACGAAGAACGCGTGCCTTTGGAAGATGTTGAGCAGGTGGATGAGCGTTATAGCACAGTACCTGACCACCTGTATCGCAAGGCCGAGGCAGAGATGGACAAATGGGCGGCGGCAGGGAAGTATCCATACGACAAAAACTTATTCCTGCTATGGCTCGAATTGGGAAACAAGAAGCTCATCAATCGCAACACAGGCATTCCATACCGTTCAATCTGCTACACGATTGACCTATGCAGGCAACGACTAAAACAAGCGTTACAAGATGATTACAACGATTTTATTGGCTGCTTTGACAGCCTTGGCGATGGAGAGGTATAACGTCCTGCCAACGTGGTACTACCGAATTAGCCGCTTCAAACCTTTATCCTGCCAATCCTGCCTTGCGTTTTGGGTTGGATTTGGTTTGTCACTTATTGGCCACCCGCTATACTACGCGCCATTCATTGGCTTGGCATCTGCGGCATTGGCCATCATCATCATAAAGCTAACCGAATGAACGCAATCCTAATCCACGAGGTGCTGGCCATCAAGCCGAAGCTGGAAGCATACCACGCAAGCAAGTCGCTACGACTGACCCCTGCGGAAGTGAATACCCTGCAAGCGGCGGCGGTGAGCCTTGGCATCCCGCGCACCGACTGGTGGTGCGCAACCTGCGCCATTGGCCGCCTGTCGGAATTAATAGCCCACGCCGAGCATTGTGTAAAAGAAGGGGAAGTGGTATTTAATGTAAACGGAAGCGATGCCCCTACCGAAGACAAGCCAAAGCGAAAAGAGCTACACTGAAGCAGTTCAGAAGCACAACCTGCTGATGAGCAAGTGGGAGCATCAGGGTGCGCTGCTCAGCGATATGGCCAACATATTGGACTCGCTGAACGACTGCGATGCACCCAACGCACTTCACGCGAAGGTGGCTATCTGCGAGAAGATAATCGATATAATGAATTCGATGGAGGTATGAAGAAGGTAGGAAGGCCACCCGCGTTTGAAAGTCCCGAGCAGTTGTGGGATTTGTTCTGCACCTATAAAGCGTGGACGAAAGCAAATCCGTACAGGGTGCAGGATTACGTGGGCAAGGATGGTGCAATGGTGTATCGAGACAAAGAGCGACCGCTGACGTTTAGGGGGTTTGAAGGCTACCTTGCAGAAGAAGGGTGGTGCTATGATTTGTCTTCCTATCAAAGAGAAGAAGGCGAGCATCACAAGGCATTTCTCCCCATCCTAACCCGCATACGCGCGACCTGTGACCGCGATATGGTTGAGGGCAGTGGTGCGAATGTGTACAACAGTGCCATCGCAGTGCGGGTGCTTGGCTTGGCTGACAAGCAAGAGCAGAAGGTACACATCGAACAGCCGCTATTTAATGACGACCTATGACCCTACCTGAACTACAACACCTGCTGAACTTGATGGATGCGGATAACAAACGGACGCGGGAGGCTTACAAACTTGGCATCGACCTGACCGAATTTAGAGAGAGCGCACAAGAAGTTATAGACCTGCTATTGAAGCACGTCTTCAATGAAGACCAGTACGAGTGCATTACTTGGTGGATGTACGAGAAGGACTTTGGGAGGCGTGAGGACTTACAGATGTGGGACAAGGATGGCAATGAAGTATGCCGCACGGTAGAGGAACTGCACCAATTTTTGTTCGCGTGAGTGACCGCGTTGTTGAATCAGTTATTGACCAATTTAGGACAAGAGCGGAACAGGGCAAGGAGAAGTACGGCACAACGATGGAACGCGATGACCTGACGCTGATGCAGTGGTTGCAGCATTTGCAGGAAGAGTTGATGGATGCGGCAGTATATGTTGAGAAATTGAAGCAGACAGGTGGACTTTAAGTACACAACAGCAATCAGCCGAATACGGCGGATGACTGCCCGCAAGAAGGTCATACAAGGCGGCACCAGCGCAGGCAAGACCATCGCCATCCTCGCCATACTAATTGACATAGCCGCCAAGGCCAAGACCGAAATCAGCGTTGTATCCGAATCCGTGCCGCACCTGCGGCGGGGTGCGATTAAGGACTTCGCCAAGGTGATGCAGTGGACAGGACGCTGGGCACCCGAGCGGTGGAACAAGACCCTGCTGACCTACAACTTCGCCAACGGAAGCACGATTGAATTCTTCAGCGCCGACAGCGAGGGAAGGCTACGCGGTGCAAGGCGGCAGGTGCTGTACATCAACGAGGCCAACAACATCGACTTTGAATCGTACTACCAACTGGCAATCCGCACAAGCGGGACAATCTACATCGACTACAACCCAACGCACGAGTTCTGGGCGCATACCGAGGTGTTACGCGAGGATGACGCGCAACTGATTATATTGACCTATCTCGATAACGAAGCACTACCCGACACGATACGCAAGGACATCGAAATGGCACGGGTGAAGGCGGAGACATCCAGCTATTGGGCGAACAGGTGGAAGGTGTACGGATTGGGACAAGTCGGCAGTGTGCAGGGCGTTATATTCAGCGACTGGACGCAGGTGGATGAGATTAACTACACGACATCGAAGTTGGTCGCGATTGGCTTGGACTGGGGGTACACGTTAGACCCGACAGCACTGGTGGCGGTGTACAGGTCAGGCGATACGCTAACCCTTCACGAATTGCTGTATGCTAATAACCTGACAAACCAAGACATCGCGACCAAGTTGCGGGAGTTCGGCATCAATCGGGCGTGGGAGATTGTCGCGGATTCAGCAGAGCCAAAAAGCATCGAGGAGGTGCATCGCCTTGGTTTTAACATCAAGCCAGCGCAGAAGGGTCAGGACAGCATCCGCAATTCCATCGACATCCTGCAACGCTTCACGCTTCAAGTGACCAAGACCAGCACCAATCTAATCAAGGAGTTGCGGAACTACACGTGGGACACTGACCGCACGGGTGCCTCGTTGGGAGTGCCGATTGACAAATACAACCACGCCATTGACGCGGTGCGTTACGTGGCATTGAACAAATTATCGCAGAGTGCAGGCGGGAAATATATAATTATGTAGATTTGCATTATGATACACCCAACTGCAATCATCGATGAGAATGTCACGCTTGGCAAGAACTGCCGCGTCTGGGCATTCGCGCACATCCGCACAGGCGCAACGATTGGCGACAACTGCACCATTGGCGAGGGCGCGCACATCGACTACAACGTCACCATTGGCGACAACTGCAAAATTCAAAACCACGCGCTGATATATCACGGCGTAACCATTGAGAATGATGTGTTTATCGGCCCGAATGTAGTGACCACCAATGACCACATGCCAAGCGTACACGGCGATTGGATGAAGAATGGCAGGTTCAGGAAGACAATACTTCGCAAAGGTTGCAACATTGGCGCAAATGCAACGATTGTCTGCGGCATTGAAGTAGGCGAAGGCGCAACCATTGGCGCGGGTTCAGTGGTGACGCAATCAATACCTGCCAAGGCGTTGGCATATGGAAATCCAGCTAAAATTAAGAACCAATGAAAATACTAATCGGTTGCCTTTTCTTTCGTCAGTACACAGGCTCGGAATTGTACTGCCTTTATTTAGCCAAGGAGCTAAAACGCCGAGGCTTTGACGTAACGGTGGCAGGTATGTACATCCACCTGCCAATCACCAGCGAGGCGACATTCTATGGCATCAAAGTCGTGGAACTATCGCAGTTGACAGGCGATGAGCAGTTTGACGTTATCCACTGCCAGCACAAGCCAGTGACGGAACACCTGTGCCAGCTATACCCGACAACACCGAAGGTTATGACCATTCACAGCATCGTGTACGATTTGGAGCGACCTGTCAAGCACGACAGCATCAAGCACTACGTTGCCATTGCCAATCACGAGCGCGACTTCATCATTAGCAACTACGGCATCCCTGCTGGCAAGGTCAGCACCATATACAATCCTGTTGATTCATCTAAATTCAACAAGGAGAACACGACCGAGGATAACTTTGTGCTGTTGGCAGGTACGGTTGACTATATGCGCAAGCAGATGATTTATGATGCAGCGCAGTGGGCAAGGGACAACGGCAAGCGTTTTGTGCTGATTGGCTACGACCACGGCGACTATTTATCCGACCTGAGAAAGTCTCGCGACATCATCTATTATCAGCCAATCCCGAAC